AATTCAAAGACTACAACTACTGGTCTATTGACTTGGAAGTAGATGCTAAGGAGAAGAAACGTCTAATGAAAGAGGGACTACGTCCTTACTTCAAAGGGGGTAAAGAAGAAACTAACATCTTCAAGTTCCAACGTAAAGAAACTACTCGTGCAGGTAAGGAGAATGGAGCACCAACAGTTGTTGATGCAAACAAGAACCCTTGGAATAATGGTGAGATTGGAAATGGCTCTAAGGTTAAACTTAGTTTCTTCCCTTTCGACCACGCTATGGCTGACTCAGCGGGTATAGGTAAAATCTTAAATGCTATTCAAGTTATTGACCACGTAGCCTATGAAGGTGCTAGTGGTGTTAGTGAATTTGAAGCAGAGGGTGTAGAAACTGAAGAGTTCTAATTACAACTTCCAGTAGTCAAAAGACTAAGGGCATCTTCGGATGTCCTTTTTACCTCTGAAGATAGGAGATTTATATGGAACGGTTAGACCACACCAAATCTAATTGGAAAGCAAGAGAACTACCCTGTAGTGCTTGTGGCTCTTCTGATGCAGTGGGTGTTAACGAAGACAACTCTTGGTATTGCTTTAGTTGTCAAACACACGGACAGAATTATGATGGTGATTATGAAGGAGAATATATGACAGAACAAAAGGTGTCAGTAATTAAGACAGAAGGAGTATTAGGTGCATTATCAGATAGAAAGATTAGTGTAGACACAGCTAAGAAATATGGGGTTACCATTAGAAGAAATGTAGATGGTAGTATAAAGAATCATTTGTATCCTTACTACAAGGATGGGGAACAAGTAGCACAGAAAGTTAGAAACGTACAAGATAAGGACTTCCGTATTGAAGGGACGGTTAGAGACGCAGAACTCTTTGGTGCTAACACAGTTAGAGATAAGGGTAAGTTTATCACTATTACTGAGGGCGAGTGTGACGCAATGGCTGCTTATGAATTGTTAGGTAGTAAGTGGGCAGTTGTTAGTGTAATAAATGGTGCAGCATCAGCACCTAAAGACATCAAAAGAAACTTAGATTTCTTTGATGGTTTTGAAACTATTGTTATTTGTTTTGATGCAGACAAAGCAGGCAGGGACGCATCTAAGAAAGTAGCTGAATTATTTCCACCATCTAAGGCTAAGATATTAACTATACCTAGTGGATATAAAGATGCTAATGATATGCTTAAGGATAATAAGAAGCAAGCCTTTACTGATGCTTGGTGGGATGCTAAGTTGTTTGCACCTGATGGGATTGTTAGAGGTGACGATATGTGGAATGTTGTTACTGAAGAGATTAATCAATCCTTTGTTGAGTATCCTTGGCAAGGTATGAATGAATTAACTTATGGTATCCGCACACACGAACTGATTACTATTACTGCAGGTAGTGGTATGGGTAAATCACAATTCATTCGTGAGTTAGTTTACTACTTAATGAATATGGAGAACGAAGGTAGTGTAGGACTACTAATGATGGAAGAATCTATCAGACGTACTGGTCTTAGTTTGATGTCCTTATCAGCGAACCAATTACTACACTTACCTGATGTACATATGGATAGAGACGAGCTAAAGAAACATTATGATGCTACGTTAGGTACAGGCAGAGTGTTCTTATACGATAGCTTTGGCTCTAACAGTATCGATAACATTGTGAGTAGGGTTAGGTATATGGCTAAAGGTTTAGATTGTAAGTATGTATTCCTTGACCACATTTCTATCCTAGTATCCGACCAACAGAATGGTGATGAACGTAAGGCGCTGGATGAAATTGCTACTAAGCTACGCACACTAGTACAAGAGACAGGTATTGCTTTGTTTATGGTTAGTCACTTACGTAGACCTGGTGGTACATCACACGAAGAAGGTGGTATGACTTCTCTTGCACAGCTTAGAGGTTCAGCAGGTATAGGACAGCTATCAGATATGGTGATAGGACTTGAACGTAACGGTCAAGACGATGACCCTATCATTAGGAATACCACTACTATCAGAGTACTGAAGAATAGATTTAGTGGTCTGACTGGACCTGCTTGTTACTTGTATTATGATAAAGATACTGGTAGAATGACAGAAGTTGATAACCCTAACGAAGCAGGAGATGATGATGAATTCTAAGTTAGTATTTGATATAGAAGCAGACGGACTTAATCCCACACAGATATGGGTGGTATGTGCTCATAAGATAGGTAGTCCTTATGACCCATTCGTATTCAAAGATGCTGATATGTTTCAGAAGTATGTTGATAGTGTTGATGAGGTAATAGGACACAACATTATTGGATATGATGTACCAGTATTAGAACGCTTATGGGGTATAGATTTTAACGGAGTGAAGATAACTGATACATTAGTATTGTCTAGGTTATCTGAACCATCTAAGGTAGGTGGTCACAGTCTAAAGAAGTGGGGTGAATACCTTCACTGTGATAAAGATGAGCACGAGGACTGGACTAGACTATCACCTGAGATGATATCCTACTGCAAGCAGGACGTAAGGGTTAATACCTTGGTATATAAAACATTACTGAAAGACCTTGCTGGATTTAGTACTAAGTGTATAGAGTTAGAACATAAGGTAGCACACATAATTAATCAACAACAGATTAATGGTTGGAGGATTGACGAACGTAAGGCTAACTTATTACACGCTGAGTTATGTGAACTTAAGCAAGACTTAGTAGATAAGGTACACGAAACATTTAAACCGTTACCTACATTTGTTAAGCTCAATGAGTTGAAGAACAAGACTAAGAAGGACGGTACTAATACACAAGCTTATGATAAACAGTTAGCTAAAGGTGCTCATTGGAATGATGATGGTGAGTGGGGATGTGTAGAGTATCCTGAGTTTAACCTAGCATCTAGACCGCAGATTGTTAGATACCTTGAACACTTTGGTTGGACACCTACTAAGTTTACTGATAAAGGTAATGCTATTGTAGATGAATCAGTACTCAAAGGTATTGACGATATACCTGAGTGTGTTATGATTGCTGAGTACTTCTTAATTTCTAAGAGAGAAGCAATGCTCCGTAACATACTGGGTAAGATAGGTGACGATACTAGGATACACGGATACGTTAATACCAATGGTGCAGTAACGGGTAGGATGACACACTCTGACCCAAATATGGCACAGATACCTGCAGCTAAGAAAGATGATGATGGTAACTTAATCTGGGGTATTGAGGGTGGTTATGGTGCAGATTTTAGAAACATCTTCCGAGCTAAGGAAGGTTATGTAATTGTAGGTTGTGATGCTAGTGGTCTTGAGTTAAGAATGCTTGCACACTATATGAATGATGAGGGGTACACAAATGAAATACTACACGGAGATATACACACAGCAAATCAAGTGGCTGCAGGACTTCAATCAAGAAATCAGGCAAAGACTTTTATCTATGCATTCTTGTATGGTGCAGGGGACGCAAAGGTCGGGAGTATCGTTGGAGGAAAGTCAAAGGATGGCAAAAGACTTAAGACAAAGTTCCTTAATAATACGCCATCACTTAGAGATTTACGAGAGCGAGTTGGAAAGGCTGCTAAAAGAGGCTACGTCAAAGGACTTGATGGCAGAAAAATCTGGGTTAGGTCAGAACACTCAGCACTTAACACTCTCTTGCAAGGGGCAGGAGCAATAGTTATGAAAAAAGCCTTGACAATCTTAGATGACTGTGATACAATAGAGGGACTTGATTATAAATTTGTGGGAAATATCCACGATGAGTACCAGACAGAGGTACTGAAGGAACACGCAGAAAGGTTTGGTGTGTTAGCTGTTGATGCTATTAAGCAGGCAGGTCAAGAGTTTGAAATGAGATGTCCTCTAGATGGGGAATATAAAGTAGGATTAACTTGGGCGGAGACACACTAATGGCTAAGAAAAAAGTAGAAACTTTAGTCGAGGATATTAATAAGATATTCTATGACATAGGTAACGGAAGTAAGGTAGACTTTCCTGATAAGAAAGTTGATAAACTTATGGAAGGGTTAAGAGAAGTCCTCTATCATTGGGCTACTCCAAGAGAGAGTAGTACTGGATTAAGGATGTCCAATGTTGGTAGACCAAATAGACAGCTGTGGTACGACATTAAACACGATAAGAACGAAGACAGTTTATCTCCTTCTGTTGTCTTTCGTTTCTTATATGGGCACGTGGTGGAGGAACTTCTTCTTTTCTTTGCTGATATAGCAGGTCATAAAGTAGAGATGCAACAATCAGAAGTAGATGTATGTGGATTGAAGGGACACATAGACTCAGTGATTGATGGTGTTGTGGTAGATGTTAAGACTGCTAGTGACTTTAGCTTTAAGAAATTTAAAGAAGGAAGACTATCAGAGAATGACCCATTCGGTTATCTTGCACAACTAGCGGGGTATGAGCACGGTCTTAAGAAACAAGGTGGTGGTTTCCTAGTAGCTAATAAATCTACTGGTGAGCTATGTTTCTTTCAGCCTGATGATTTAGAACTACCTAATATAGAAACTAGAATTACTACTATTAGGGATGAACTTAAACAAGATGTTCCACCTACTAGATGTTATCCTATTGTGGATATAGGTAAGGGAGGTAACAGAGGATTAGCTAATGAGTGCAAGTGGTGTTGTCATAAGGTAGCTTGTAATCCTAAGGCTAGAGTGTTTAGATATGCTAATGGTGATGTATTTTTAACTACTATTAAAGCCAAGCCTAGAGTAGATGAAGTAACAGAGGAGTATTATGCACGGAAGAAAAGCTAAAGCAATAAGAAGACAAGCTAAAGAGAATATGGTTGAGTGGTTGAAGTCTTTACTTGATGGTGAAGAAAGAGATAAGGTAACAACTAAGAACATACTAGAGTTAGCACCTAAACAAACACACGTTATAAGTTTTGG